AATATATTTACACTCCGTGACGATGAAATAAATGGGTCTACAATCGATATGGACGATTTATATCAAAGAAAACAAGAATTGGATTCGAAAAAATTAAATACTTACAATAAGGTTCTTGGTAGAATACATAATCGTATCAAATTAACATCGCGCCAACGAAATACCGAACAATTTTGTTGGTATGTTGTCCCTGAAATTCTTATTGGTATATCTCAATATGATCATACGGAGTGTTGTAAATTTTTAATGGATCAATTACGATCAAATGGATTTGAAGTAGCATATACACACCCGAATCTAATACTTGTTTCATGGGCAAATTGGGTACCTGGTTATGTCAGACATGAAATAAAAAAACAGACAGGTGTTCGAGTAGATGGATACGGTAAAGTAGTTGATAAGAAGAAACAATCAAACGATGATTTCGACCCAAATTCACATATGATTAAACTATCCCGAAATCGGTCCGAATTTACCGATAACGTATCCGATAACGTATCCGATAAAGTATCCGATAACGTATCCGATAACGTATCCGATAAATACAAAGATGTAAATAAATATAAAGATGTGAATTCGTATACTCCTTCTAGAAAATCTATATATTCAGTCGATTTGTTTCCTACGACAAAATAAATAGTAGATCGTTTTGAAATTGAATAGTTATTTCAATAATCAACTATTAATCAACTATTAATCAACTATTAATCAAAATGGAATCATACAATACAAAACACATATTCTTAAATTCAGTTATTTGGTGCCTGAATATAATTTACGATACATCATCGGATTTTGATGATGACAATGATTTTCGATACAAACAATTTATTCGTATATCAAATGCACGTCATATATGGAATTCAGTATATTGTGATAAACACTGTACTTCAACCTCTCCACAAAGTTATATTCGTTGGGGGGTTGGACGAGTCGATATTGGTATTGACTGTGTATCCGATATGTCAACTCCACCACTCGAAACATACATATCGATCGACTAATACGACAAATACATGTTCAGACAAACAACTACACCAGTCAATCAGTGTAATAAAACGATCATATGCCGCGAAAACAACTTAAATAGTATACTATATTATACGACAATAATGTCACAATTTATCAACTGGAGAAACAGACCTGTCAAAAATAACACAAAAAAAAACTACAATACAGGACAATATCGGGTTATTTCTGGATCAGAATTGGATGATCTTATGACTGGTTTTCCAGTTAAACAACTAGAACTTTCTTATGGAAAAAAATTGCATAAGAAAGTATACGCCGATATTTTTGTTTTGATTCCGAAAGGACCAAAAACAATTGCTTGGTTTACGAATATTAATGGATCGGATGTTTGTATTTTCTTGGAAACAGGTCGTAATGCCAATCATTCAGAATCATTTTATCCTGCATCTGCCATAATCAGACCCGTGTCGTTTAATAATACATTGTCGTACGGAACATTATTATATGGAACAATGGTTGGGTCTGGAGCAGGTAATCATAAATACTTTGTATGCGAAGATGTTATTAAATACAAAGGGAACGATATGCGACACATCCAATTTGATGAACGGTTAGATACTATTAAACATATAATGATGCACGATGTATCCCAACTATCATACACACCGAATATGGTTGGCTTCACTATACCTTGTATTTTCACTGAATTTGAACACGCATGTAACACTATATTAAATCCTTCCCTCGTTGGATATAAACCATATTGTATACAGACATGGAAATATACACATACGCGTACATTTGGGCATTTTCACGAAAATATTATAAAAGAAATTATTGGTTGTAAAGTTAATCAGTCGGTCGTTCCAACAAACAATATACCCATCCGACTGAGATGTGAACCCAACCCCGACACATATTCATTCACCGATCCATATACACATACAAGACAATTTATCGGTATATCAACATATGAAACAAGTGTGGCTATGAATAATTTATTTCGAAGATACAAGGAAAATCATCGTCTAGACAGTCTCGAAGAAAGTGACGATGAATGTGATTTTGAAAATACCGATATATGTAAGTACAGTAGTGTAGGAAAAGAAGCGGATGTTGCTTGTTCATACGACATATCCACTAAAAAATGGATAGTAGATCAGGGAAAACATATGAACTGAAACGAACCTCTACACAACTGACATCAACGACAAACAAAAATTGATTGTATATTATTCAATATACAATCAATCAACAAATAAAATAAGAACACATATAAATTTATTAATAATGAAACTATTTGGAATAATGGGCAAACGTCACAGCGGAAAGGATACGTGTGTATACAACGTACCAGATGCAATACGATATTCATTTGCCGCACCGTTGAAGGAATCTGTGAAACAGATATTCGAATTGACCGACCACCAGTTGAATGATCCTATTCAAAAAGAAAGTATTGATCCGAGGTATAACAAAAGTCCCCGAGAAATACTTCAATGGTTTGGAACAGATTGTATGAGAAAGTTTGATAATGATTTTTGGATAAAAAAATTCGTATCTTTCTACGAAAAACATATAGAATCGGGATCGACCGAAACAGTTATCGTTACGGATGTTCGTTTTCATAATGAAGCCGATATAATCCGTAAACTCGGAGGAGTTATTATCGAAATTACTAGACCATCAATTGAACATATACATAATAAAGTAACCGACCTTCATATAAGCGAAAAAGAATTGGAACTCGTTAAAAGTGACATTGTAGTAGTCAATGACGACACTATAGAAACACTCCAAAAACAGGTACTCGGAATATTATCAGAATACTCAACACTTGGGGGATTGTAAATATGTCACGGTAAATAGAATCGACTACATATATCAGGTGAGTAAAAATACCATAATTTAATCTTCATAATAACTTTGTAATTATTTTTTTAAGGGAGGAGAATACGCGCGGGAATATACAATGATATTACTTCGACCCGTATGCATCTTTCTCTCCCATCCTAGACCCAATATTATTCAAAAACAACATCTCGGTGTGATTTTGTGGATCTGACAAAGGGACTTCCCATCTAGGCGGCTGTGCGGTTCGAACCATCCATGCTGGATGAGTTGCCCGAGTTTGTCCAACAGTCAATTTATCATTCGATGTATATACAGATTGCAAGTGCGGTGCCGAATGAGTTTTATAATCTTTATCGATATTATCTCTATTAAGATTGCGAGTCATTCCCCGCAAATCATCTTCAATTGCAAGAGAGTTTCCTGCCAAGTTTGCGCCCCAACTCTGAAGACGGATATGTGGATCTTCTATAAACGCTGGTTCATCGCCATTACCAGGAACGTTGAGTACCCATCGACCTGGATCAGACGATTCTTGTTGTCGTTTTTCTTCGCGGGCGTTATCGTATCTAAATCGAGTGAATGACATTTGGTGATTGAATAATTATCGATATACTATACATATATATGTTATTTTTAGATTCAATAATATAATCATCGGTATTTTTATTATTTTCTCTCTTTGCTCAATAATACAATGTTGATTTCAAGCCTTGTTTTTGTTTTGAAACATTGTATTATACAGATTACCTTATGAAAAGAATACAGATCGATATTGTTCCATAAGCTCGTCGGGAATTCGTTTGTTCGTGAATGTTGTGGGATCATGTTTCCCTGAAAGTAATGTGGTCATGAAATACAAACAATAAATTCCGCACTCAGTATTTTGTCGCTGGTGTTGTATACCAGTATTTGAGTTATACTGCAATGTAATACCCGCTATTTTGGCTTGGTCGACAACTCTTTTCCTGAAAATATCAATTTGATGAGGACATTTATCCCCATTGCTATCAAAAAAATATACAAATTTACGATTTGCACGCAAATCTATAAATAAGGATATCCAATGAGAACCAGATTTGTAATGTGGATCAGTATTGAATACAATACCAATCATATATTTTCCACGATTCAAGTAGTCATCCACACTGAAATTACATAATTCATCCCATACACACTCAGTTTCTCCTTTTCTATCATCAAAATCAATTGGGGCGGGTCCGATGAATTCAAAATCATTATATCTATATTCGTATTGTCGCATAACATCTGTAATATTGGTACTTGTCAACCACTCAACTGGATTCGTATTCCACTTCAAGGGTCGTTTTGGCGCGAATGTATGTTGTTTAAATTTATTGTCCAAATAGTATTTCATGAATTCTTGTTCAATCCAACACGATTCTGTATTACACATTTTTTTATTATGTTTATGAAGAGCATCCCAAATACCCTTTTTATCGGAAGCGATAATCGGTACATCTGGATGTCGCACATTCCATCGAATTTTCATTTTTTGTAATTGTTCGATGGAATAACAAGTATAATCATCTGGTTTGTTATTATCATGTGCTGTCGTAGCATTACACGCGGTTTTAACAAATGATTTGTTATTCGATGTCGATTTTGACAATCCTTTTCTCATTTGTTTTTTTCTCGTTTTTACCAGACGTTTCGACCCCCCGTTTGGATAATAATGTAGATGACTGGTTTTGGGTTGATTTTTCCTTGATTTTTTTCTTTTTTCTTTTCTTAAGTACGGTCGTCGATTTCGGTTCTTCGCAATTGACCTCGCTCGGGGGTTTTGATAATTTTTTCGTGTACGCATTTTTACGCGAATCTGGCTTACTATATACTGATATATTTTCCATTTCGTGTATAAGTATTGGACGTTTGTCGGTCGATACATTCGTTTGTTCGTCGGTCGATACATTCGTTTGTTCGTCGGTCCTATATATTGGAACAGAATCGAGTTTCGATACGGAATTATATTGAACAAATCCGTCTAGTGTATTTGATGAATTTGGATTATGGTGAATACGTTTGAGTATATTTTGATCGATTTCATGAAAACGACTATCTGTGGTTCGTTCCAAACAATTAAATGATTCATCTATGCGGGGGATTGCCGCATTGCGGCGAATAGATACTATACATTCATCTACAAATTTATTAAATGCATTTACAATATTAGTGGTTTTATCGGGTGTTGGAATATCGTGCCATATATTATGAAAAATATGATCAATCTTTTCGCGGTCTGAAATATTCATATCGGTATATGTTCTGTTTCGAACATCATTCGATTCCCCACAATTCGATGTGTTACGTTTATATGTTGAATTGGATAAACAATCGATAGTTATTTTATCAATACTTGTCGAGTTTATTAATGGTCCTATGTTAATTTTTGGTTTTGGTCCAGGCATTGTTTACATTGGATATATATAAAATTGATGTAACATAAATAATTATTTTATATTTTTTAACTCGGTATGTTTTATGAACAAACTACCAGTCGTTGTAGAACCGAATGACTTGGTATAATCCAATTAATTGCGTTGGGTACGGGTATGATTGGAAAAAACATCGGTACCAACATTCAATACGTTTGGGTTGTGTTCATCGAATGTTTGTTCATTGAATAAAGCGGATAATTGACGGGTATCAACCATTGGTGGTCTATTCGACGTAGTTGCCTGATACGTGTGATACAAATCACTTTCCGTCGATGGAATATATACAGTTTCGTCGCCTCGCCTTAAAGGAACGACCTGATTTCGCAAGACTGTTTCTGTATCCACATTTGATGTATATCCAGAAAATGGTGCACCGTTACTACCAAGTGCTGTAGTGCGTGATTGGTCGTAATGTGTATATTTGGTTCGCTGAATTACAGGTTGTTTTATTTGTATTGTTGGTTGTAGATGAGTTTGTCTCGTAGTGGTAGGTCGGAGTTGGTATGATGGTTCCATCGCATTGTGATTTTCAACCGAATTAAGTGATGGAACTATATGTGAATACATTCGATGATTTGTTTCGACCTCATCCTCTAGATTATTGTGGTATGTGTAAATAGAATCATTCATATTAATGCTAACGATATACTAACGATATACTAACGATATACTAACGATATACTATTTTATATTATAATATAGTATATTGTAGAGA